CTGGTGGCGGCAAGACGGTGTGCTTCAGCTACATTGCCCAGTCTGCCGCCCGCAAAGGCAACCGGGTCTGCATCTTGGTGCACCGCGCCGAGCTGCTGGACCAAGCCAGCCGCGCACTCACCAGCATGGGCGTGCCGCATGGTCGCATCGCAGCCGGACGCAGCATGGACCTAAGCCATGCGGTGCAGGTGGCCTCAGTCCAGACCCTGGCACGCAGGCTGCACAAGCTGCCGGCTGGGTTCTTCCAGCTCTTGGTGGTTGACGAGGCGCATCACACCAATGCTGGGCAATGGGCAACGGTGCTGCAGCATTTCCAACAAGCGCATGTCCTAGGCGTGACAGCGACGCCATGTCGAGGCGACGGACGCGGGCTTGGCGACCACTATGAGGCCATGGTGCTCGGCCCCAGCGCTGCATGGTTGACCGACAACGGCTACCTCGCCAGTGCTCGTGTGCTGGCACCGCCGGGGTTCGACAGCACTGGGCTGCGCAAACGCATGGGTGACTTCGACACCAAGGACGCCGAGCAGCGCGTCGGCACCATCATGGGTGACTGCTGCAGCCACTACCGCAAGCACCTGGCAGGGCAGACCGCGATCGCGTTCTGCTGCAGCGTGGCACATGCCGAGGCAGTGGCCGCTCTGTTCATGAGCCAGGGCATCCCTGCCGCCAGCATCGACGGCAGCATGACCACTGACCAGCGCAGGGACCTACTGCAGGCACTCGGAACCGGTCGCATCAAGGTGCTCACATCCTGCAGCCTGATCGGTGAGGGCGTGGACGTGCCAAGCGTCGGAGGGTGCATCCTGCTGCGGCCAACGCAGTCAGTCAGCCTGCATTTACAGATGATCGGACGATGTCTGAGGCCGTCACCTGGCAAGCCTGCTGCTGTGGTGCTGGATCACGTCGGCAACACGCTCAGGCTGGGGCATCACCTCGAAGACCGCGACTGGAGCCTCGACGGCATCAAGAAACGCGACTCCGACCGCGCGCCATCGGTCAAGGTGTGCCCGGTGTGCTTTGCCACCAGCATGAGCGCCACGCAGGTGTGCCCTGACTGCGGCCATGTGTTCGCCCCGCAAGAGACCAGGGAGCTGAAGGTGGTCGATGGTGAGCTGCAGGAGCTGACCACACGCGAGCGCAAACGCGAGCAGGGCAATGCCCAAAGCCTCGAGGACCTCCGCCAACTAGCACAGCAACGCGGCTACAAACGCGGCTGGGCAGAACGTGTCTACCAGGCTAGGTTGGCCAAACGGCATGGGTTGTGAGAGTCCTTGTTGCCTGCGAGTACAGCGCCCGCGTTCGCGATGCGTTTCGGCGCCATGGACACGATGCATGGAGCTGCGATCTGCTGGATTGCGAGGCCGATCCCCGTTGGCACTTGCAGCAGCCAGTCGAAGAAGTGCTCGGCAATGGTTGGGACCTGATGGTGGCTCATCCGCCATGCACTCATCTGGCTGTGTCTGGCAGCAGGCACTTTCATCGCAAGCAACGCGAGCAGGCCGAGGCGCTCGATTTCGTGCGGCTGCTGATGGATGCGCCGATACCCCGCTGGTGCATTGAGAACCCAGTCAGCATCATTAGCAGTGCTATCAAGCCACCAACCCAGACCATCCAGCCGTGGCAGTTTGGGCATGGCGAGACAAAGGCAACATGCCTCTGGCTCAAGAACCTGCCAAAGTTAAAGCCAACGCAGGTGGTTACCGGTCGCGAGACACGCGTGCATCTGATGCCACCCGGTCCCGACCGCTGGAAAGAACGCAGCCGCACCTATCAGGGCATAGCCGATGCCATGGCTGAGCAGTGGGGAGTCGCTACCCTGCCGCCAGTTGCCGAGCAGCTTTGTCTGAGCAGCGTATTCAGCAAGAAATAAGACTTGCCATCAGCCACGGTGATACCAAAGTTTTCCGCAACAACACCGGCACCCTGCGCGACCATCATGGCCGCCCGGTGCAGTTCGGTCTATGCAAAGGCAGCGCTGACCTGATCGGCTGGCGCACGGTCACAGTGACGCCTGACATGGTCGGCCAGCGCATCGCCGTGTTCCTCAGCATCGAGGTGAAGACACCAACCGGCAGGCTCAGGCCCGAGCAGCAGCAGTGGCTGGATGCAGTGCAGGCTGCTGGCGGGATTGCTGGTGTGGCGCGCAGCGTCGAGGATGCCCAACGGTTGACCATGGATGACCAGGGTGGTATAGTGACCGGGTCGCCAGCGATGGCGGCGATCCACCGCACATAGACAAATGAATACTCTCGCAACCCAGTTGCAGGAACTGGCCACGGCACTCGGCACTGCCGATCGCGTGGTCACGGCATTCCAAGCGCTGCGGGACTTCTGCTCTGAAGAGCAGTGGGACGAGCTGACCAGCTCGGGACCACTCTCAGATTTGCTGGATGCCTGCAGCGATCTGGAGTGCGACCTGGGACGGTGATGCGCCAGCCCGCTTCGGCGGGCTTTTTTATTGGCGGTCGGTCCTGCCCGCAAGGATGGACGCGGTGATGCGGTAGCGGTGCCGCACCTGAAACCGTATCGGAGGCCGCCCACCAATTGCAACGGATTGCGACTGCACACGCTTGACCATGGCGGCACATGGTGTAGGATGTGGGGGTCCCAAACGGATTCCACCCGTGACCCGCACACCTCTCGCCATGCTCTCCTCCAGCGCCACCAGCATGGCCGTGCGCTGCCAGTCGGCTTGCATCGCATCCGTCGGATCGGACATGGAAGCGTGGGACCGCTGGAGCGCCAGCCTTGATCGCTGGATGTCACATCCTCAATTCGACATGGCGGAGTTCAACCGCCTATGTCGGGTCTACGGGCTCGGCTGAGCCCATCATTCCACCCATGAACCTGATTCAATTCGGCTACGACAAAGATCCCGAAATCTGGCAGCGCGGTTACGCCCGGTCGGATTGGAGCCTTAAAGCACTAGAGGACTCCCGTGGCAATGGCTGGCAAATCTGCGATCGCTACGGCAATCGTTCTGGATACATGACGAAAGACGATGCACTAGCTGCATTGCAGACTGCCTAACCCACGCGGCCAGCCGGGAGCCGCATCCAATCCCGGTACCATCCCACCCGCGTTAACACCATGACAACCACACTGACCCTGATCCTCGTCCTGCTGCTGCTGCCGTTGCTGGTGCTGCTGTGGGCGACGGAATCAACCGAGCAGCGCGCTAAGCGGCTGCGTGGCTACGGCTGGTCGCAGCGGCGCATTGCCGAGCATCTCGGCATCACCCGCTATCGCGTCCGCGTAGCACTGGCATGAGAAAACAGGGCGGCCCATCACCGCCCTTCAATCCTCACGACACCATTCTACTTATGACATCTGACGACTTCTGGACCCTCCAGACCGCCAAGCAACATGGCGGCGGGTTCATCTCCCGCCTTGCCGATGCAGGGCTGGTCGCTGATCCAAGCAACCGGCACACGCTGTTCGAGGCATTCCCGCAACTGTTGCACTGCTTCGGACCCCAAACCCTGATCCACCGCCAACTGAGGCAGAAATGAGCACTTATGTATGGATTACGGATCGAGACCCTGAAGAGTTTGATTTTGACATCCACGGGCATGTACACATTCAAGATCTTCCAGGCGATGGTGCAGTGCGCGTTCATGAATCCAATTACAAGCCAGGGACTCCATGGCGCCATACACAACGAAAAAGACGCAAACGCAAAGTAGAAGATACGCATCCGCAGCATGTTCTTTTTACAAGCACTGACCAATGGTGCTCAACTTGCCGATTTTTTGATTCTCTTATGGCCACTCGCCAAGGCATTTGCAGGCGTTACGCGCCAAAACCCACAACGGGCGACAAGGAACATTCCTCAGCATTTTGGCCTGAAGTTGTTGGTTGGTCTTGGTGCGGCGAATGGGAGGCAAAGGCGTGATCAGCAACTTTGACTACCACTCCGATCCAGCCGTCAGCGCCAGCCACTTGAAGGCGGTAATGCAATCGCCTTACCACTACTGGAGCCGGTACGTTGACCCGAACCGCAGCCCGGTTGAGCCGACTGCTGCGATGAAGCTCGGCAGCTTGGCCCATTGCGCCATCCTTGAACCAGACGAGCTGCTGAACCGCTACGGCATCTGCGCACCGCGCAACACCAAAGCCGGCAAGGAGCAGGCTGCGGCTATGGAAGCCGAAGGCATCGAGGTGGTCACCAGTAGCGACATGGCACTGGCCATGGGCATGAGCGCTGCAGTGCAGGCGCACCCTGCAGCAGCAGCACTGCTGAAGCAAGGCAAGGCCGAGCAGTCCTTCTGGTGGGATGACCTGCCCACCGGGATGCGATGCAAGTGCCGTCCTGACTGGTACTACGGCAGCACTGTGGTGGACATCAAGACCACCACCGACGCCAGCCCGCAGGCATTTGCCCGCAGCGTGGCCACGTTCGGTTACCACGTCCAGGCTGCGCACTACCTCGCTGGCCTGCATGGTGCCGAGCGGTTCGTGTTCGTCGCAGTCGAGAAGACTTACCCGCACGCCGTTGCGGTGTATGAGCTGGACAGCGAAGCCCTTGCATTAGGGCGGACCATGCGGGACAATGGCATGGACGTGATCGCCGGATGCCATGCCGCCAATGTGTGGCCGGGCTACGGCGACACGTTCATCCAGACCATCAGCCTGCCTCGGTGGGCGACAAATCCCATTCAAACTGAGATCTTCTGATGACCACTCAAACATGGCTACGAACCCCTGACGCAGCAACTTATCTTTGCTGCTCACAGAATCACTTGAAAAGAAACCGCGACATAAACGGTGGTCCATTAATCGGTGGCGTGCATTACTGCCTAGGCAATAGTCATAGTGCGGCCATCACATGGAATGTAAATGAAATTAGAAAATTATGGCATCAGCAAGGAATGATGCGCAAGCAAGTCGCAAATCAAATCATCAACGAACTGCAAGCACAATGACCAGCGCTTCAATCACCACCTGGACGCCTGATCAGGTGCAACTGATCAGCAGCACCATTGCACCGGGCTGCACCAATGACGAGCTGCGCCTGTTTGCGTATGCCTGCCAGCGCACTGGGCTGGATCCGTTCAGCAAGCAGATCTACGCCATCAAGCGCGCAAACAAGCTGACCATCCAGGCCGGCATTGACGGCCTCCGTGCCATTGCCGAGCGCACTGGGCAACTGGATGGATCCGAGACCTACTGGTGTGGCGAGGAAGGCGACTGGCGTGATGTGTGGCTGTCATCCAAGCCACCTGCCGCGGCCAAGACGATCGTGCACCGCAAGGGCAGCAACCATGCCTTTGTTGGTGTCGCCCGGTTTGCGGACTACAACGCTGGCCAGGGACTGTGGTCCAAGATGCCTGCTGCGATGATCGCCAAGTGCTCCGAGGCACTGGCACTGCGCAAGGCGTTCCCTGCTGACATGTCCGGCGTCTACACCACCGATGAGATGGACCAGTCTGAGCCGGTCACCGTTACCACCGAGAGCGCTCCTGCATTGCCTGCGCGTAAAGACACCAGCAAGTTCTTCACTGCCGGTGCTGCTGCCATCGCCAAGGCCAAGAGCCTGCAGGACCTCGAGGACCTACAGCCACGCATGGCAAAGCGGCTGGAAGATGGCGATCTGACGCAAGAGCAGCATGACAAGCTGCTGCAGCAGATGCTTGAGAAGGAGGCTGATCTTGTATCTGACGACTGAACAGCTAGCAGCGCGTTGGGGTCTGAAGCCAAGCAGCATCAAATCCCAACGGCTGCGGGGCCAAGGGCCGTCCTATTACACGGTCCCGCGGTTCGGCTTGCCGTTAGGCGAGTCGCGGGTCAGGTATCCCATAGCGGACGTCCTGGCCTTTGAAGAGTCCAATTCCATTACCCCTGTCAACCCATGAGCCTTTATGCTTCCGGCGTCGTTCGTATTATTAGCGAACCGCAGATCAAGTTTTTTGATTCTGGCACTTGTGTTTGCAACTTCGGTGGTGGCATCAGCGAAGGCAAAGATAAGGACGGCAATTACATCAACAACGCCATCGACGTAGAAGTCTGGGGCAAAGGCGGCCAGATGATCGCCGACAACTGCAAGAAAGGCGACAGCATCATGGTGACCGGTGCCATCCGCCGCCAAGACTGGAACGACAAGGACACCGGCACCAAGCGCAGCAAGCATGTGCTGAACGTGCAGCGGTTCGAGTACCTGCCGCGTGCCAAATCAGAAGAGGCTGCGTTCTGATGACTGACATTAAGCAGGACAACGAGCGCCAAGAGCTGCTTGAGCGCTTATACCACGAGGACGGCCGGGATAATCCCGACCATCCAATGCACTCACTCTACACGGGGCTTTATGAACAGCACATCAATCAAAGCAGCCTTTGACGCATGGTGGCGTGACAGCTATGGGGTGCCTCCGGGCACCCATGCCGTCATGACCCACGTCGCCTTTGCTGAGCACATCCTCAAGCTGGTGGAGCTGATGGAGGAGGAGTCCGACCGTGACTGACCTCTCCCCCGAATACGTTTGGGAAATCAGTGGCCCATGTCGCGAGCACGACTCGTACATACTGCCACATGACGACGACGCTAGATGGATGTCAGCAAGAGATTTTGCGCTTGCTTGGCTTGAAGAACTCATGGATCAAATGGAAGTCGGTAGCCCTGTGTTGGGCATCGAAGTTCAACTTAGGGCTGCAACAAAATCGGACTTAGCAATTTTGCGCGGAGAATCAGATGAACTCGATGACTAACCTCTCCCCCGCTGCGCAGGCGGTGATCACTGTCAGCAACTGCGCTGGATCTCGGGTTGTGCAATTGCACATTGCCGCCGCCCTGCGATCTGCTGCGGATCAGGTATTAGCCGCCCAATGGGAAGGGCGAATAGAACCCGATGCAGCGCACAGTCTCGGTATCAACTGGACCCGTGACGCGTTGCACGCCATCGCCGCCGAGCTGGAGGGCCAATGATCCGCCTTGCATTGCTGCTGCTGCTCCAAGCGCCCGCCATGGCGCAGCCCAGCAGATCCGTCACTGCCACGGTCTACGACGGCTGGTTCCATGGTCGCGTCACCTATTGCGGCCAGACGTACCAACACTGGGGCGTGAGCGCCGCGCACCCATGGCTGAGCTGCGGCACCCGTGTCCGCGTCAGCCATCAAGGTCGCACGCTGGTTGTGCCAGTGACCGATCGCTGCGACTGCAGCAGCATCGACCTCAGTGCTGGCGCTGCGCACCGCTTAGGCGTGCCGCTTGACGGCATCGCAACCGTTCGTATTTCACACCAATGAACGACCCAGTCAACCACCCATTGCATTACACGCAAGGTGGCATCGAGTGCATCGAAGCCATCCAGGCAGCATTGACGCCAGAAGAGTTCAAAGGCTACTGCAAAGGCAACGTGCT